AGGAAAAGTAGTTGGGTAGGTTTCCCCATTGAGTTTCTCCGAATAACATCCCACAGAATTGACTTAATTCCGAAGTGTTTTGGTATTGCATCGATTGATTATGTCCTTCTATATCCAGTAACAGAGAAAATTTATCATCGTGGATTAACTCTTGTGCAGCTTGATGTAACAGACCTTTTCTAACTCTATCAGTTGGGGTCATGAATTGTTCATCAATGTACGAGAGAATCTTTTTCATCTTAGTGGCTATTACACTTAATGCATGTTTATCAGACAATTCGCCATTGGCATACAATCTTCCTTCACGCTTTTGTTCTCTCTCTTTAGGGATCAATCGCACTGGGTGTTTAAACTGGGTTGGGTCTGCCATTTGTTTACAAGAATATACTTTCGGGATTCTAGGTATGCATTTATTCTCCAAAAAGAAATCTTTCAGTTTGTAATCCGGTGATTCTATGAGTTGAAGCAATTCTTTTCGACTGTCTCCAGGCCCAATATGATTTTCCTTTTTTAGTGCACCTTTATCCTTTGCAAACTCTAAGGCATCATCAGTTAATGTGTTGTCCATACAATTATACAATTCTATCTCGTCCCACCATTGTAATGGTAATTGTTTTATAGACCTGTGATCATTTTTACCCTGATACAATCGTAACAGTTCAATTTTCTGTTGGCAACCCAACATATTCGGGGTAAATTTATGTTTATTAATATATGAAATAAACATTAATTGTTTTGCTAACCTAGTGAGGTTCTTAATGCTGTCCTGATTTATTTCTCTTGGAGTGTGCACTCTTTTCAAAAATTTCTCAACTCCCTTTTCAGACTCTACTTCGGCATAAAATATCAATTTATGAATTGAAGACATCTCTTGTAGCTGTGTTCGACTCAATTTGTGTGATGCTTTTATTATCTTCACCAACAGTGTGTTACTTTTCATAAATAAATTTTTATCATGAATTAAAGCTGGTAATAAAATAAACTCATATTCTTCTCCTGTTATTGTTTTATCCAGTTCCCAAAGAGTTAGGAGTGATTCCATCATGGGTTGCCAATTCATTGCAAATTTTTCATCATAGTCTGATAAATTCAATAAAAAGCCTTCAAGGTTTTTCATAAATTCAACTATATTATTATGATTATTTTTCATCTGTGAAACTTCTGTAAACAGCTTTAGGAACTCTACCGCCCAGGCATATTCATCAATTTGGGTTATAATATTCAGATTATTTAGTATATCTCCACATGTGAACATGTAATCAAGATAAACAATAGATCCGCAGAACCAATTGTCCAATTCTGAGTGATATAACCTAAAATGTCCTCCTGCCCCTATCAGATAAAAAGAAAATCTTTCATTCTGGGAATAATAGCAATAAGTTCCATCGCTGTAATGTAATAGGATAGGTTCGTAGCAGTTGACAAGTTCAGTTTTCTTTTCTTTACTTGTCTCCAAATTTGCCTTGCTAAGTAACATCCTAAGCTTATGTATACAGATTACAAAAGACAGGAAGGGAGATTGATTTATGTGTGACTGTTCGTAATCAAAGTCTGCCATGGCTATTGTACTTAATTCATGTTTTACAGCCCTTTTTGCAAATGCCAGTGAAGATAAGTGAATCAATTCAGTGCGTTCAGTATATTTGTACTTTATCATTTCTCTCAGGTCATCTATTTCAAATGTTTTCGATTTTCCTTTGATATTTTCTGGTATTGGAATTTTCTGGAGCAACTCTCTGAGGTCAGTCAATTGATAAAAATGATGGTCGTGCAAGATCTCTCCAGCTCTTTTGTCATTTTCCAATATAAATTTCTTCACTTCACCAGTGTATGGTTCCAAAGGATTATTTATTCTAGCAGGAAGTCTTATTTGATGTCTCTTTGGTGGATTCGGGTTCCTCAACTTTTCTCTACCTTTCATTTTTTCTATATTAGGATGTCCATAATTGATTTTCTTTTCAGGATATTTTGGTCCTGCTAGGTGATTCAAAAGACCTTGAGGCAATTCGACAGATATTGTGGATTTATTTATTTCTTGTCTATAAGACATATTTAACTCCGATGAACTTGTTTTAGATCTCAACTGTTTATTCGAAGTTAC